CGTCCTCCCCTTTCATTCGATGGAGTAAAATGGTGGCGATTTCAAGGACGTTGTATTCGTCCGCCGAGCCGATGTTATATACGTTGTTATCCACGCCTTCCTCTGCGATTATATCAATCGCTCTAACAACATCGTCGATATAGATAAAGTTTCGTCGTGTTAATCCAGTGCCGTGAATGGTTAATTTCTTGTTTTCTTGTAGCAACGTGATAAACTTGGGGATTATCTTTTCGGGGTATTGCCTCTCGCCATATACATTGTTGCATCGTATAATCACGATAGGGATGTTATACGAATAGTAATACGAGCGGACGATGAACTCCGCTCCTGCTTTTGTGGCGGCGTAAGGGTTCGTGGGATTTAGCAATGCGGTTTCGTCGCTATCCTTACAATGGATGGTAGAGAGTTCGCCATATACTTCGTCGGTCGACATGTGAATAAATCGCTTGATATTCCCGCGTCCATACAAACGGCACGATTCGAGGAGTTGATGCGTCCCCAAGATGTTATCGATTGTATAATGGATGGAGTTGTCAAACGAGTTATCGACGTGTGTTTGTGCTGCGAAATGGACGATGTATTCGATATTGTATTTCTCAAAAATAGATTGAACGAGGTCTTTGTCGCATACGCTTCCTTTTACAAAGATATAGTTCGCTGCTTCCGCGTCGCCGACTTCCGCTGCGTCGGCTTCAACATTATCTTCTGCGGAGCAATAATCTAACTTGTCGATATTTATCACATAGTCGAACTCCTTGCCGTTGAATAGTTTGGTGCGTAGCAACGCGTTAATATAGTTCGAACCGATAAACCCGCACCCGCCCGTTACGAGTATAGCCATAGTATCCTTTATCCCTTATCTTTTTATATACTATATAAAGGATAAGATACCATAACCTTTTATGGCTGTGCCGATGTTCTATTCGCAATATAAACAAGACGAATATTTAGAGACGACGATTTTCAAGGGATACAAGGACGGATTCTATGTGGATGTAGGGTCGCACGATGGCGTTTCCTTAAATAACACGCTATATTTTGAAAGAAATAATAACTGGAGTGGGATAAATATAGAACCCATCAAAGGCGTATTTGACAAGTTGGTAGCGAACCGCACGGCGGACAAGAATACGAATATAAATTGTGCGGTTTGTAATTGCGACGGCGAGGCGGACTTCTACCTGAACGAAGGATATACCGAGATGCTCTCGGGGATTATAGAGAATTACGATGCGAGACATTTAGAACGCTTGAAGAATGAGAATACGGAGATGTCGGCGACGACGCAGGTTGTCAAAGTGAATACGAGGCGATTACAGACGATATTCGACGAACACGAGGTATCGCATATACATTATTTGTCAATCGACGTTGAAGGTGCGGAGTTTGAAGTGATAAAGTCCATCGATTTCGACAAGGTATTCATCGATGTTATTGGGTTCGAAAATAATTACGAAGAGGTTAGCATACCAATCATAGAATATTTAATTAAAAAAGATTTCAAAGTTGTCAAGGTATCGACTGATATATTTATGATAAACAAGCGAAGCCAATTCATATCATAGATATCAAAGATATCTTTGATATATAAAGAATATTCTCATATTTTAATATAAATGAATGATACGAATGATGACAGTAGCAACGTCGCGAACGTCGCCGCGAAGGTATTCTTAAATGATTCGTGGAATATGTATTTTCACGACCCATACGATAATAACTGGGACGACAAGAGTTATAAGATGATAGGGGTAATCTCAAATGTAGAGGATTATATCCATTATTTCAAGGCATATAAGGAGTTGTTTAAAAAAGGAATGTTTTTTATTATGCGATTGGATATAATGCCACGATACGAGGATGAGTTGAATATCAAGGGCGGATGCTTTTCGTTTAAAGTGATGGCGGAGGAACTGGATAGCAAGTTCTTCGCGTTGTGTGCGAACATTATCGGGGAGAACTTTGCGAACAATAATGACGAGAACATCATCTATAATATCAATGGTATTTCGATAAGCCCGAAGAAGTTTTATTATATTGTTCGGATATGGATAAAAGACAAAAAATACGCGAGGAAAGAATACTATAACTTTGACATCCCAAAGTATTCGACGCTGATGTATAAGAATCACGTTTAACGTTTAACATAAATAAAAATTGACTTATCATCCAAAAGTATATAAGGAAAGAAGGAACACGGGATGTCTGCGGACTTTACAAAAGTCAATGGGTTTCTATTTGAGAAGTTTGAAGAGCGTTTGATGAATCGGAACGGCGTAGCCGATGCCAATGCCAACGCCAACGGCAATGCCGATGGTATTGATATGATAGAGGTATTTAGAAAACATCTATCACCTAACCGTTATCATAGTGAAAAAATAGCATTTGTATTGAATTATTTCAGGCAATATCCGCCATTTCGAAACCCTCTATTAGATGATGATTATTTGACGAATGAGGAATACTTTGATATATACATAACGCCTTGCGTAAAAGACATTTATAACTTTAATAAACAGGGTTCGGAAGAGCAGGGACGTAGTTATAAGGCATTTATGACTGAACTACAAGACATCATTCGCAAGGAAGAGTTTAAGAAGAAGGCTACGGCGACGGCGTCTATGAAAGACGTTGTGATGAAGGACGTAAGCAACGTAAGCAACGCAAGTGATGACGCAATCAAAACAAAGAAAAAGAAGGCTATTCCCGCGACTATCAAAAGGCTCGTGTGGAATACGAATATTGGCGAAATGATTGGCAAATCGAAATGTTTGTGTTGTAATTCGACGGATATTACTCAGATGTCTTTCAATTGCGGACATATTGTAGCGGAGGCAAACGGTGGCGATACGATTGTATCGAACTTAAAACCCATTTGTCAAAACTGTAATTCCAGTATGGGAACTAAAAATATGGAGGAGTTTATGAAGTCTCTTAAATAATAAAAAATACATATTCATCGTATCACTATCAATGTTTTTTCAACACAAAGAAGTTCGCTAAGATTTCATTGGAGTCCAATACAACACCCTTAAAATTATATTTGCTCGTTAGTTCTTGTGATATTACATCCTTTATGGTATTATAATGAGTACATCCCAATACGACACAATCACATTTTTTCATAAACTCTTTTTGTTTTTGTAATCTATCCAGTGATTTATTATAACTCCTACCCAATTCAAGTTTCGTTGCTAACTCTGGGAATGTTAAATATTTTATCACGCGACGGTTTGATTTCAATAAACGGTAATGCCATCGTGTTCGCATTGTTAAAGGCGTAGATAAAACCAATATATTTTTATATTTATTATGTGTTTCCTTTATAATATAGGAACACATCGGCACAATGGGTTCATAAATAGGAATCTTATTTATTGTAAAATTATTTTCAATAAGAATATCTAAAATACACGATGATATACTATGACACGCTATAATAACCGAATGTATCTTTGTATGTGAATAAGAGAGAAGCAGTTTCATTATTTTATCGCGAACGTATATTTTATCATCATTCCCTGTATCTAATGGTTTTACAAATTCACATTTATACCCTCGTAATTTTTTCATAAAATCTTTCCCTCCTAAACCAGTGTCTATCACTATTATTTTCATCTATTATATAACGTAGATGTAATTATTGTTATTAGATAAAATCATATTTTCTTTCTATCGGTATGATTTGCTTCATCGAGGCTTATCAGTATAATCGCGAGGCAACCGAATAGCAAACCTGCCATCGACTGTGGGGATATGTGGAAGTTGTCTCGATGTATATAGAGCGTTATCAGGAATAGCAAGATGATTTGTAATGAAACGAATACTTTGAAATATGCTGGATTCGTACATGTTTTTATGATATAAAATGCTAACAGATTTCCAAATAGCACTGCCAATGAATATATATAAACTTCGGGTTTGCTAAACTCGGTCGTAAAATCTTCTTTGTAATAAAGAGAAGAATATATGAGGATTATACTGCTTATGCTACCTGCGATGATATTCACAATAAACGGGAACATAAGATATGGTGTGTTATCATAACGGATGAATAGTATTTTTAGAACAACGAGAACACTGCGAAATATCGATAATAGTATCCAAAGCATCCGTTATTATTTACATTTATTTTTATCATTTGATTTTTGTGTCTGTATGATTGGCTTCATCGAGGCTTATCAGTATAATCGCAAGGCAACCGAATAGCAAACCCGCCATCGACTGTGGGGATACGTGGAAGTTGTCTCGATGTATATAGAGCGTTATCAGGAATAGCAAGATGATTTCGAATGTCGCGAATACCCTGAAATACGCGGGGTTAGGGCATATCTTTATGATATAATAGGCAAGTATGGTGATGAAGAGAAATACGAAGGCATATAGGTAATACTTCGGCTTCACAAACTCGGTCGTAAAATGCTCCCGATAATAGAAGAGAAAATATACGAGACTCATCGCACCCACAATGATACTCACAATGATAGGGAACAAGAGATGCGGTGTTTTGTCATAGCGAATATAGAGTATCAAGAGAACTACAATAATACTATGTAGCACGGACAGATATACCCAGTTCATAGTATATTTATAATAATATATTATAAAAATAATGAATATGAATGTAATGAAGATGAATGTAATGAAGATGAATGTAATGAAGTCGTCTCGTTTAGCAAAGTCGGTGATAACCGTATCCGCATCAGCATCCGCAAGGATTATCACAATGTTTTCAGGATTCAAACCGTCCCCAGACAATCCGATTAGCATACGCGGCATACGCGTTAGCATCAACAAGCGAGGATGTAATGGTATGAATTATGTAATGAAATATATCACAGACACTAAGACGGTCGCGAAAGACGAAAGGATTCGTATCGCGGATGGAATCCATATTTATATCGACCCTTCGGCGGTATTCGCGATTGTCGGGTCTGTTATGGATTGGAAAGAAGACGCACTCGTAAGTGAATTTACGTTTCGAAACCCGAACGCCAAGGGGGTTTGTGGTTGTGGCGACAGTTTCAATATGTAGGGTCGCCAATGCCGCCGAAACAGATAGAGTGAGAAGCCGAAGCAGCCGAAGCAGTCGAAGCGGTCGAAGCGGACGAAGCAGCCGAAGCGGTCGCAATATTATTTTTATCATCTTCTGTCAAATAATAAAAACGGTCTAAGTTCTTATCTTTCCACGCGTGATAATGACAGCAGATGTAGAGCGGGATGCCGTGTCGAACGTGTATATCATAGAGTTCGTCTAATCGATTTTCTTCCTCTCCTCCAATATCTACGTTGATGAGCGAAGCATCAGTGAGTAGCGAAGCATCAGCGAGTAGCGTCTCCAAGTTCGTTGTCGCATAATCAAGAAACGTATAGTTATTCGCACAATTCGCTTTCATATCCTTTGTCGCGAACTCGGCGATTTCGGTATCCATTGTGATAGCATAGATATGTTTCGATTTTCGTGAGCCATACATTGCGGTTGGCGTAATCCACGTGCCGATATCAATGAATACCTTGTCTTTTGATAGATATCTATCAAACACTTCAAACATCTCTTTTTTCCAACCGCCGTATATATCCTTCCAGAACGGATTATTTGCCCGTTTGGGTATCCAAAAGTATTCGTCGTTTTTATGAACTCGCAAATAATTATTTTCTACATAGGGCTTGACAATCCTCGAAATCGTCGAGATATGTGTTGTATTCGTATTCAAGATGTAGTTGTCATACAGGTTATACACTTCATTCTCGATATACCACGGGATGTGCTTCGCCGTAAAGTCTCCCGCAACCCGTATCTTATTATCATACCCTCGCATTATGTTTGTCTTATTCATCAAACAAAACGTGGTATCGATGTCGGCGTCATACAGTTCGTAAGTAGCGTCTGCGGCGTCCGACGACACATCTATCTTCTTTTTCCAAAATTGCGATTCCCATTCGCGTATCGTCTGGTTCGCCATATATTCTTTGGTCGTATGAAATTGCTCGTGGTCTGATATATCCAATGCGAAACCGATTTTCGCGGTTTTATATGTATCCGACAGGTTCGCGAGTATTTCAATAAAATTACAAGGTATCTTTTCGTTCAACTTTAAGTCGGGGTCGGTGATAATGTATTTATCGGGCAGAAGGTCGTAGATGTGTCGATTGTTCAAATGGGTAATCCACGGTCCCAAGTTGCCTACATTGTTTATGACGCTAACGCCGCCGCCGCCACTGCCACCAACGCTTTGAAGATA